TCCGGGCGACTGACCCCCTGCCACTACGCCCTCCCCCCCTCGGCCCGGCCGTGGCACGAGCGACAAAGCGTGACGCAGTTGTCGAGCTCGAGTGCCATTGAACGATCCCTCCTGACTGGGATGATGTGATGGACCGTGAGGGACTTGGCCGTTCCGCATCTCGTGCAGCGATGTCCGTCGCGCTCGATGACAACCTTCCGAAGCTTGCGCCAGGCACTCGACGTGATGAACGCTTGGTGCTCCTGCCTCGCTGGTGTGTTCCGACCAGTGCCGTGACCGTAACGCGCGAAGCGTTCGCGGTTCGCCTCGGGGAGACACCTAGCGCAACGAGCGCGAGACACCTCGGGAACCGTGCGACCGCAGTCGATGCAGATGAATGATTGAGTCATGAACGCCCAACGACGAACGCCCGCCGATGTGGCGAGCGATCATGAGATCTCACCGAACTTCGGGGAGATCCTGCCCCGAGGTGCCGGTGATGCCGGGAGGTGCCCAGGGATACCCGGGGGGGCGACTCCCGTATCAAGAGACACCTGTAGCGGGGTGGGAGGGAGGGGTACTGAGCTCTTCGACCGCAGCCCACCTCGCACCCGGGACTCTAGTCATCCTCGCGGACGACATGCAACCTAATGCGCCGCTGGTCGGGTCGCGTGCCCGGGATGTGCCCACCGACGCCACCGATGACAGGGATGCCGCGCAGCCTGCGCTCATCGGCCGGCGCTCCTCGTGGGTCGATCTTCGGACTCGTGCCCGAGGCCTCGGCCTCACGCAGCGCCGTATCGACCAGAGCCCCGTGCTCCTTCTCAAGTCTCGCCCGCTGAACTGCCGCGAGTAGCTTCGACACGCTCGACCTCCTTGACGATCTTGTGAACAGCGGCCCGGTGATGCGAGCGCACGGTGTCAGGACTCACGCCCAGGATGAGCGCGATGCGCTTCCAACCGAGCCCGGTCTCGTGCAGAAGGATGACCTCGAGCTGCTTCGCCGTACACACTCGCCCGGCAACAGCGAGCAGGTCGTTGCCATGTTCCAGAGTCATGTTCCCATGTTCCCCATGTTCCCCCTCTCTCTCTCTCTTGTTCCCTTTATAGGTATTACACATGAAATGTTTGTAAATAGCGGGGAAAGCGAGGGGGTGAGAGGGGGTGAGAGAGAGTGCGCGGAGGGAACATGGGAACACGGGAACATGGGAACGTGAGCGTCACGCGACGTCCTCCACGACCCAGTAGCGCACGCTCCTGCGACCGTCCTCGACGAAGTCCAGCAGCCCCGCTTCGGCCGCTGCGCGGATCGCACGCTTTGCCCTCTCGGCCGTGACCTTGACCCTGCCGCCGCTCTTGCTCGAGAGCATGAACTGCCGGAGCGTCACGGCGCTGGTCTCCGACGTCGCGCCCTTGCGCCTGGCGTAACGGATCAGCGCCTCGACGTCCGGGTCGGCTTGACTGCCCGAGTCCTCAATCATCGGCGTCCAGTACGCGCACGACCTCTCCACCAGACCGATCGCCCACTCGACGTCCACGTCCTCGATGCGCAGATCCGCAAGGGTCGAGACCGATGACGCCTGCCGGCCGAAGGCAGACAGCGCCGCGAGCTTGACCGTGGTCGTCCTTGCCCGGGCCCAGACCTCAGCGGCCCGGTGCGCGGCCTCGTCGGTCGCTGTGTTGTGCGCGACCCAGAGCCCGTCGTACCACTCGATGTAGTGCGAGGCGGCGCTCGGTGTCCACAGCTCATTGACCTGCACCGGCTCAGGCGTGCGCCTGGCGACCTGCGCGAGCTCGTGGATCATCTCCTCGACCATGTGCCAGCCCGTCGCACTCGCGGGCTGCGGGAAGGCAACGGGCCGCACGAGCGGCGGGGTGGGCATCACGAGCCACCGGCCGGCGAAGCCCGAGGAGAACATCAGCTCCGACGCCGAGCCGTGCAGAACGTGCGGCGGGATGTTGCCGATCATCGTCACCGAGACGCGCGTCGCGTAGGCCTTGGTCGCCTTGGTGTGGCTGCCGACGTAGCCGTCGTACACGCTCAGCAGCACGCGCCGTGACGACTCCTCCCACCGCGCCGCCTCCTTGGTGAACAGCGTGCTCACCTCATTCCATGCGAGCAGGAAAGACCGCGGCCAGCGGTCCGACCACCGCTCCGCGTCCTCCTCGTTCTGCGCGCCGAGGAGCTCCACGAGGCCGGCGTCGGTGGCCCGTGTCAGGTAGTCGAACCGCAGCTCGCCTTGGCCTGCGTACTTGCGGGCCTCCTCGATCGCTGCCCGGGCCGACTGCAGCGTCGTGGTCTTGGCCCCGAGCGCCGACTGCCCGACCACCAGCTGCCAGACGTGCGCGTACTCCTCGCTCTTGCCGATGGTGATGCGCAGCTTCGGCGCACCGATCGCCGACAGCACAGCGATCCCCGTCGTCAGGTGCGCCTCGGGCGCAGCCTCTCCCACCTTGCCCAGGTCGTCGCACCACTCGCGCAGAAAGCCCTCTGCCGGTATTACCACCGCGTCTCCCATTCGCTTGACCATGCACTCTTTCGCGGAAGCACGCGCGGGCTGCTCCTCGCCCTGCGCACCTGCGCCTTCACCGTGTAGTCGCACTCCCTCGCGCCAAGCCCCACAGCAACTCCCTCATCGATAAGGCGGGCGAGCGTGGCATCTTCGGGCAGCTCATGCCCTGCGACCAGACGACCCGCCGCCCACGCCGCGCCGGCTATGGCGCTGTTGCGCCCGGCTCCCTGCGCCACCTCGTCGTGAAACCTGCCGACGATCTTCTCGAGCACCCGCTGCGCGCGGTCAAGGTCGGGTGCCAAGGCGCGAAGCCTCTGAGCCTCGCGCAGCTTCTCGCGGCGCGCCTTCTCGCCCTCGACCTGATCGCGCAGGGCTGCGACGAGCTCCTGCTCTATCCGATCAGCGCCGTGCGCCGCCTCGTCGGCCTCGAGCCAGTGACCGGAGCAGACGCCGGCCATGGCGCTGGGCTGTGTGCAGCGGGGCACGGCGCACGTCACCTGTCCTCCATCTCGTCTTGCAGCTTGTTGTAGTCATCGACGAAGACCGCGGCCTGCCGCTCCTCGTCCTCGCAGATCTCGCGCACTGCCTGCAGCGCGTAATCAATCGCGTCGCGCTCGGTGGCGCTGAGCCGCTCGGCGATCTGCCGCACGGGCTCGAGCACCTGGGCGACGTCTTCGGCGAGGCCGCTCATATGGCTTGCCCCTTGATGTCATCCCACTGGGCTGCCATGAACTTCCACAACAGGACACGCTCCTCTGGCCACGCCCTGTCCCATAGCGATTGCCACGTTCGCTCAACGTGCCATGGGTCGAAGTGCGAGAGCGGTATGCGATCTGCTTTGTCGTGACAACTCCTGCAGACCAGCGCGGTCTCTGTACCACCGAATCGACGCGGGACGGGATAGTGGTGCTGCTCTCCACCCGTCTCGCAGTAGCAGCGGCAGAACAAGCACCTGCGTTCGTCTGGCCATTCCTCCGACCTAGCCCACCACGGTGTGCCTGTGTGGCGTCTCTCTACGAACCGACGCAGTCGTCGTTCCGTAATCGCTTGGTCTCTCCACAACTCGGCCCACCTACGGTCGTTGCTCACCCCTCCACCACCACGTCGGCGGGCTCAGTGCCGACCAGTAGCTGCCGACCCGGGCCGCGGTCGAGCTTGTTCCACTGCTCCTTGACATGCGTCACGTAGCCGTCGCGCGCGGCGACCATCGGCACGCCGGCGTCGCGCAGTCTGCGGCTCAGGTGGAAGTCACTCGACCATGCCTGACTGGCCGAGCCGTAGGCCCCGAAGGGAAACTCGCGCCACATCTCGCGGCTCATGCACGTAAGCGCGAATCCCACGAAGCCCGTCGTTAGGGTCGGCGTAGGCCACTGCTGGACCTCGGCGAATGAGTAGAAGTCGTAGGCCCCGACGCTCGGCGTCTCGCCCATGAGATCGCGGCGGGTGATGTTCACGTCGGGGTGCGTGAAGTCCAGCCTGCAGTACCCGGTCACGACCGGGTCGCCTTCGCGCGATACCTGCAGCACAGCGTCGAGCGCGTGCTGCGTGACAATGCAGTCGTCAGCCACCAGGCACAGGTGCGAGAAGTGAATCGACTCGTCGCGCACGAGCGAGGCGATGACCTCGATCAGCTGCCACTCGGTGTAGTTCTGCAGCCACGCCTTGCGCACCTTGAGATTCTTGAAGGCGGAGATGCACTCGGGGATCTGGCGCGGATTCATGATCGCGAGGATCGGGTCGAAGTCGCTCACGACTTGACCTCTTCGTACATGCGCACGCGCTTGGTGAGCTCCTCGACCTGCTTGAGCAGCCAGCGCACGTCGACGCCGAGCACGGGCCCGCCGGCGTCCAGCTGCGCGCGGATCTCTGCGAGGCGCTCAGGTTCGGGAAGCGGCGGCCTCATCCGCGCTGCTCCTTGGCCACGGGCTCCACGTGATCGCTCTCCCGCGTGTCCCACAGGCACTCGTCGCAGATGCGGCCGTTGCGGCCCACGGGGTCGCCGCAGGCAAGGCACGTCGCTTGCTCGTCGGTCACCGCGGCCCCCTGAGCGACCACAGAAGGATCGCCGCCATGAAGAACACCAGCGCCCACATGACGCCTTGGTACGTGCTCACGCCACCACCTCCACCTTGCGTAGTGCGGCGCACGCGATCGCGGCCGCGTCGATCTCGTCTTGGGTGCGGCCGGCGATCTCCGGCCACTGCCCCTCTGCCCACCCGCGCACCGGCTCCTTGCCGGGACCGCGAATGCCGAGCAGCTGCCGCCACTCGCGCGGCTGGATCACCTCGATCAGCGCGTGGCCGAACACACGCCAGGCGATCGCCTCGACGTTGCCCACCCACCGGGCGTGATCGACCGTGACCTTGCGGCTGGGCCCTGCGAACGGGGCCTCGATGAACACACCGACCACGTCGACGTTCGACGCATCAGCGGTGTGCAGCACGCCCACCAGCTCGTCGCGCACCGCGCTGAAGGCGTGCCGGCGGTCCTCGTCACTGCGGTCCACGATGATCGTGCCGGTGGTGACCAGGCGCTCGTCGTCGGTCATGAGCGCCCAGCCCGTCACGCCCTGCGCTGCGTCGATGCCGAGGATCACGCTGTCACCGCGGCGCGCTCGCGGATAATGCGGCGCAGGCTCGCTTGGCGGTATGCCTCTCGGCGGTTGCGCCATGCCTTGCACGCGCAGGCGTTCGCCCCGCAGGTGTAGGCCGTCGCCCGTGCGGGTGCTCCGCATACCTGGCACCGATTCTCGGAGCGCCGTCGTGCGATCTCGAGCACCGGCTCGGCGGCGTAGCGCTGAAGCCATACGACGCGCCCACCGGCGCGGCTCTCCGCGAGCCCTACCCGGTAGGGGCGGCAGGTGCGCTCGGCCGTCCGCAGGGATACGCCGAGGAGAGCCATCACCTCGCGGGCGCTGTAGGTCTGCGGGCGCTCGGATGGAATGCTCACGAGGCGACCTCCGAAGAATGGTGTGTAGTCCACTTGACACGGCAGGCGGGGGTGTGTAGATTCCTGAACATAGGGAATCCACGAAGGGAGCAGTCATGCAGCGCACGATCAACGCAGAGATTCGGAAGGCCGACGGGGGCGAGTGGAGCGTCGCTTTCCATGACGCCGAGGCATGGGAAGTCGTCGTGACCGTGATCGGCGATGAGCGCACGGTCGGCAGCGAGGGAGAAGTGATCGTCACCCGTGACGAGGCAAAGGCGATCCGCCTCGCCCTCACCACGAACGGCCTCGCGTGCCTTTGCGACGCCTCTCTGACCTACGGCAAGTAATCCACCACCACCACGAAGGGAGCACCGATGAACATCCAAAGCCGCGTTTTCTCCGAGGAACTGAACGGCCGCACGGTTTGGCATTGGCAGGTGTGGGATGCCGACTTGGCCACCACCGACGACGGCACTCCGATCTTCTACGGGCGGAGCGTCTGCGAAACCCGCGACGAAGCCGAGGCCCGCGCGGAGGCTCGCGTCGCGGAGATTCCCGCCCGTCGCGCGGTCGGTAACTAGGTGGCGACGCCGAAGGAACTCGCCGTCGTGGCGAAGGCGACCGCGAAGCGTGAGGCGGGGGATTCGGAATGGCGCGACGCCATCCTCGCCGCCCACGCTGCGGGCCTCTCCTACCGCGCCATCGCGGAGCACGCGGGCGTGTCCTTCGCTCGCGTCGCGCAGATCGTGACGGGCCGCTAGCGCAGTCACTTGAGTACCTCCGCGAGCCGCGCCCCGATCCAGTAGGCGACAGGCGAGACCACGCCATTCCCGCAGGCCGCGTAGCGCCGCGAGTCGGGGGCGTGGTCTTTCTTGTTCCACGGGATGTCGGTCCACCCGTCGGGGAAGCCCATGAGGCGCTCACACTCGAGCGGGGTGAGGCGTCGAACGGTTGAGCCAACGCCCGCAGCCATTCCGCCGCCGTTCTTGCGGAGGGTCGGTGTGCGCTCTTCTGTGGCCTGCGGGTCTAGCCCCTTCGTGTGGGAGAAGCCGCAGACGTAAGCGCCCGCGATGTCCCTGGTCCGCTGGCCGCCCTGCGCGTTACTCGGCAAGGTCCCCGCGACGTCCTCGTTGCCGGGGTTCACGCCGATCGCCCTCCATCCGTCTCCACGATCAGGTGTCCCGCTTGTGCCGTCTTGTCGTCCGGTCGGGCCGGCGTCTGCTGTGTCAGCGCGCTCACGACCGGCTCTCTCTCTCTCTCTCTCTCTCTCTCTCGGGAGATCGCTCGGAAGGACGAGTCCTGCTCCACTCGGTCCCATGTCCTGCCCCGACTGCTCCCCGTAGGTCGCTGTGAGGGTCCCGACCACTCGGCCAGATGAGGTTCTGGCACTCGTCTCCAGCTGGTCCGCCTGACCCCTTCGCCCACTTCGCAGTGACGGCAGGCACGACCCGCTGTGTGTGTGTGTGTGTGTCATGGCGTCGTCTCCGCTACTGCTCGGAGCGCCGCCTCGAGTTCCGGGGGCAGGGAGCGGCCACGACGGGTCGCTCGTCGGAGAATCCCCGCCGCTGCCTTCTGCGAGAGCGAGTACCTCTCCGATGCGTTCGGCTCGAGGATCGCCGTCAGCGATGGCGCACACGAACACTCGGCGTCGCCGCTGGGGCACACCGAAGTGCTGCGCATCAAGAGTTCGCCACGTGACCAGATACCCGCGCTCGGCCAGCGCGTTGAGGACGACTCCGAAATCCCGGCCGCCGTTGCTGGAGTAGAGCCCTTCGACGTTTTCCAAGAGAACTGCTCGGGGTCGAAGAGCGTCACCGATTCGCATGAACTCGTGGAAGAGTCCGCTGCGAGCTCCGGCGAGTCCTGCTCGCTTTCCTGCGACGCTGAGGTCTTGGCAGGGGAAGCCTCCGCAGAGGAGATCAACATGACCGGCGCTGGCGTCCACGTCTCGCACGTCGTCGTAGACGGGAACGCCGGGAAACCTGGCGGCGAGGACCGCTCTGCAGTAGGGGTCAATCTCGGCGAAGAAGAGATGGCGGAATCCGGCCCATGCGAGACCGATGTCCATTCCGCCGACTCCGGAGAAGAGCGATCCGCAGGTGAGCTCACTCATCGGCCCCGCACGCTGCGTCGGTGATGCCGCCAGTACCCGGCGACCACGTCCTCGCGCTTGATCTCAAGCGCCCCGGCCACGCGTGCGAACGAGCGGGACCGATCAACGCCGCGCTCGATCTCTGCGTGAACGCGGTGAAAGCACGCCTCATCGAGCTCGCGGCGCTCCTTGCGCTCCTCAGGCTTCATGCCGACCACGTCGAGGAGGCTCATCGCCCGCCCCCGCATCCCCAGCCGGACCAGCCGCGAGTGATCGGGTGCGCCGCTACGGCGATGGCCACGTGCTCCTGCCATGTAGACGGCGACCAGTAGCCGGTGGCGCGCTTGCCGTAGTCCTGCGTCGTGCGGTACATGCCGAGCGGCCCGCGGTAGCGGCCGTGCGGATACCAGTCGAGGCGCATCCCGGTCTCGCAGATCGCCACGCGCCGAGCCTTGTCCCAGTTGTAGTCACCGACGCGAGCGCGAATCTCTGAGGCCGTGGGCTTCGGCGGCCACGCCAGGCGGTCGCGCTTGACCTGGACGCGGTGCGCCTTCACGCACTGCGCCTTGCTGACCTTGGTCTCGGCGGTGTGGTTCGCGCATGGCTTCGCCGCGCCGATGGCCGGCGTGAGAAGCAGCGCGGAAGCTGCGGCGATCGTGATCGTGCTGCGTACGTTCATCTGTTGTAGTCCTGTGGTCGACAATGCGGGCAGACGACACGCAAGGCCCACGGCCTTACGAGGTCGCCGTTCGGCATTCGAACGCCCTGAGGCGTCGGCACCGAGATCCATCCATTCCCTGCACACGCTGGGCAGCCCTGCTGCGCTTCTCGGATCTGCATCCACGCCAGCAGGGACTGCCGGGCCTGCTCTGCTCGTTGCCAGGTGGCCGTGCCCTCCGGTCTCCATCCCTTGTGACGCTTAGGGGTGTGCACAGTCACGCGGCCTCCTCCCCTAGAAGGGAATGTCCTCGTCGCCGCCCGAGGCCTTCGCGGCCTGAGCCTTTGCGACCTTGACAGCGCCCTCGATGCTCGGGGCCTGCTTGGCGATGTCGTAGTTGTGGTACTCGCGCCCGCTCTGCCCGCGCCGCGGGCCGCGGTAGACGACGTAGACCTTCGTGCCTGCGCCCGGTGCGTCGTCAGAGTCGCTGCCGAGCTCAGCGCGCAGCACCGAGCGGGAGAGGCGGAACGTCAGAGCGCCCTCGCCCTGGGGCACGTCGTTGAGCGTGACGCTCTCGACGATGAGCTCCTCGGTCTCGCCGTACTCGGTCTCGATCGTCTGGTGGCTCGGGTCCGCGACGGTGCCGGCGAACCAGTCGCCGACCTCCTGAAGCCCGATCCAGCTGCCCCCGCTGCTCTTGGCCTGCGCGCGAAGGGTTGCGATTGCGTCTGCGTCCATGTGTTCCTACTTTCTCTTGGGGACAATCGGTGCCGACAGCGGCGGATAGACCGCGCGCCACGTCTTGTCGTTCTTGACGGCCCAGAGCCTGCGAGCGGCCATGAACCACTGATGCGCGTTCTCGTCCGAGGCGACAGGCACGACGAGCGCGCTGTCTGGTCGAACGTGAAACACGACCGCGCCGTCGATGTCGGGCATGTCTATGACCGTCCCGTCGTTGCCGGTCACGAGCTTGTCGGCGTGGCAGTAGGCCCCGCCGATCTGCGCGGCCATGTCGTCGTACACGCCGCGCGATGTCTTGATGTCAGCGACCAGGCGCTTTCGCCCGCGGCCCGGGACGTACATCTCGACGATGAGGTCGAGCGTGCCCGCCCACTCAAGCCCGGGCTCGAGTCCGTAGACGGTGCACTCGGAGTAGATCGGCTCAACCTCGTAGTCGCTCAGCAACTTGTTGAGGTTCTTTACGATCGTCTCGGCGACCGGCGAGATCTCGGGCTTCTGGGTGCGCTTGATCTGCGCCTCAATGTACTCGTGCACCATCGTGCCGGCCTGCCCCGCCTCGTCGAGCTCCGACTTCCACGCGGTCTTGATCGCCGAGAGCGCCATCTTCTCATCCTGCGCGATCAGCGCCGCGAGCGCGCCCGACTTCTGCATGGTGATCGCGCCCTTCGCGGCCCGGTCCACCTTCCAGTTAGCGATAGCGGGCTTGTCCACCACGCCGAGCACGGTCGTCACTGACGGCACGTTGATCTCAGGCTCTGCCGGCGGTGGGGGCCACGGGTACAGCCGCGGGCCCCACCCGCTCTTGGTCGCATTACGCGGTGGCGTCACCTGTCGGCGCTCCTTACTTCCTTACAAGTCGTCCCGGCGCAGCGGTCGCCCTCACGCTGCGCCGGGTGCTCAGCCCGGAAGGGAGTTACGGGCGAGCCAGGGGTGCGGGGGACGTCGATTGCCTGCGTGCCCCGCGCACGCTTTCCGGTTGCCCGGAGGGAGTAGCCAGAGAGCGACCTTGACCGCACGCTCCTGACTGGCTTGTGCTCGAACGCCTCACACGCCCCGGCAGCGATGCGTCGCTGCGGGGTCTTCAGCGGCGCGAACGCCGCCATCACTTGCCACCCCTTGCGCCCTCGTACCAGCCCGTCTTGTCGTGGACCCATTCTATGACGTCCACGATGTGCGGGCCGACGATGTTGAGACCGAAGCGCGTCCCGATCAGTGCGATCAGGAAGCCCACCACGACCACGCCGAGAAGCAGCGTGGCCGGCGTGAGCGCGCGCTTGCGCGAGTGCCGCGCCATCACTGACCCGCCTCCACAGATGCGAGACCGGCCACCATCGCCATACCGCGGGCGGTCTGCATCTGATCAGAGGCGACGCTCGCATTGATGCGGGCGCTGCCGACCTCATGGTCCCAGGTGTTGCCCTCGTCAAGCGCAGCGATCGCAGCGTCGAGCTCGATCGCCGCAGCGCGGAGCCGGTCAGATGCCCGAAGCAGCTGCAGCCGGATCTCTGTGCTTATTGTGGGATGGCTCATCGTTCTCCCTTCGTGAGCCGTGCCGTGTGTTGCGGTGTATTACCACACAGCCGGGGACGCTCCTGTCTCGCCGTTGCACGAACTGTTGCAACGTGCGGACGTTTCGGGCTCAGTCGCTCACAGGGCTGTCCCGGAGAATCCTTCGGAACGCGAGATAGGTGAAGAGGTCGGCGAGCTCTTCACGAGCCTCGGCCTCGCACCACTCGGCGTTCTTTGTCGTCCAGTCGCCCTTGAACTCCTCGCACCCGGCCTCGTAGCGGGCCTTCACCATCTGAACCAGATCCACCGGCGGGTCCTGCACCAGGGCCAGCAGCTCTCGCCAGGCTCCCTCGAGCTCTCCCAGAACCTGCGGCCACAGCTCACGCGCTTCATCAGCCGTCATGCGGCCATCGGCATCTCAACCTTGCGCCCGGCGTAGAAGCCGAGCCACTCCGGCTTGATGCCGACGACCGAGCCATCGTCGCCCAGGCGCAGTGTGACGATCCACGCGCCGACGTCGGGCTGCAGGCCGAGCCTGACCAGCAGGTCGGTCTGCCACTCGAAGCAGCCGGCGAGCAGGCACGTGACCTGGCGGTGGCGGAAGAAGCCTGAGACATGCCAGTGCCCGAAGATGAGCAGCGCGGGCTTACGGCCCGGAGGCAGGCTCTCCACGTACCGCTGCGGCTTGTAGCTGATCGCATACCCGCCGCCACCGCGTCCGTGCACCATCGTGGCGTGCGCGCCGTTCGGGAGCTCAAGGCTGCCGTGGTACGCGCCGCAGTAGATGATGTCCTTGCGCCGGTGGCACACGGCCTGCACCGGGTCGAAGCCCACGCGCCCGGCCTCGCCCTCGATGTCGTGATTGCCCGCGATCATGTAGGTGGTGATGCCGTCGATCTGCGGGTACACCTCGGTCGCGTAGTCGACCTGGGCGTTGTAGGTGCCCATGCCGTGCGCGAGGCCGTTCGCCTGCTGGCCTCGGTAGATGCCGATGCCAGCGGTGAGGTCGCCTGCGTGGAGAACCGTGTCGATTCCCCGCGCCTCGAACTCCTCATAGACCGCGAGGAGCTCCGGCAGGGCCTCCTCACGACTGCCCAGGTGCGTGTCGGAGACGATGCCGATGGTGACCTCGTCGCCCGCGAGCGCGAGGCGGGTCACGGTCGGCGTGGCCGGCGGCAGCTTCTCGAGGCGGATTGAGCCCGGGGCACCGCTGTCGTCGACGATCCGAAAGCCGTCCTGCCTGAGGATGTCAACGGCCTCGCGGGCCCGCTTCGGCGACACATCGAGCGCGTCGGCGAGGAACTCGATCGACACCGCCTTCTTGGTGCGTGCCAGGACCTCACGGGCCCTCTCGAGAAGCGGGTGCTGATCATCCGCTGGAAGGTCCGGGGCCGCCACCGGGGCGTCGTCGGCGAGCGAGCTGCCGTTGGCCACCCCGCGGCTGAGCGCGATGCCGTTCTTGCGCGCCCAGTAGTGCAGGGTGGGCGGCGAGACCTCACCGTCTGAGGCCATCGCTGCAGCCTGGGCCGAGCCGTGCTGGCGAATGGCCGCGAGCAGCTTCTCGCGGTCCTGCCACCACGGCTTCTTGGGGGCCAAGCGTTACCCGATCACAGGGGCGTCGGTCGGCGCGTCGGGGATCTCGTCCACAAGGGCCAGATCCTCGATCACGACGCCGTCGCCGTAGATGGTGTTCACCATCGCCTGCAGCTGCCGGCCGAGAATGACGACCGAGCTCAGGATTGCTGCGATGGTCGCGCCCCAGTTGACGGGGAGCGATGAGAACACCGGGGCCAGTGCTGCACAGATCGCGCCGATGAGGCCGATCCACGAGGCCGGGCCGAAGGAGACCTTGTTCACGGTCTCGTCCTTTCTCTAGAAGGTATTGCCGAGCGCCTGCGGCGCTGCGGAGACGCCCGTCGTCGTCCTGACGCGGGAGAAGGGGCGAAGCTGCCGCCCGAGGCGGCGCTCGAGCACTAAGGCGGCCTTGTCGCGGCCGTCCTTGTCAAGCCAGGGCCCGTAGACCCGGCGGCCGATGGTGAAGCCGTACTTGCCGCCCACGCGCACACGACGTGCGAGGCGCTGGTTGCCAACTGAGAGGCTCTTGATGGCCTTCTCGCGGCCTGCCTTGGTTCGCCAGGGCCCGTAGAGCTTCGGCGTCACCTTCTGGTCCTCGAGGTAGAACTCGCGCACGATCGACGGCTGCGCGTGCCTGAGCTCAGGTGAGACCACGAGCGTCGCGCCGGCGAGGCTCCTGACGCGCCTGGCGACCGAGTCCGAGGTGTTGCCACCGATCGTGTTCCAGACGGACCCGTCGGGCGTCGCGGGGGAGACCAGCATCTCCACATGCGTGCCGCACCACACGATGAGCGCGCCGGGCACGGGTGTATTGGTCACCCAGCCCTCCTCGCGTCCTCGAGAGCAGATCACCGATGTGGCCGGGTGGCTCACGTCGGTCACGCCCGCCTCGCGCAGCCACGCGCTGCAGGCCATCCCGCACCAGGGCTGATAGCGCATGCTCCAGTAGCGCTCGATCTTGGTGATCCAGCCGCCTGCGTCGTCGTTGCTGCCCGGAGGCTTCTCGCGTACGCCGACGTAGCGGGCGGCCGTAGCCACGACCCGCTGATTCGCTGTCACTGCCTTCTTCCTTTCGGTTAGAGGAAGTACCCGAGGAGCGCGCCGAGGGCGACCAGCCCGGCACCGCTCATGAATGTCCAGATGCGCGCGGCCACCACGTCGTGCCTCGTGCCGTCGTCGGCGATGTCACGCTCTGCGATGCGCGCCCTGGTCTCGAGCTCGCCGAGCCGGTGCTCGGCCTTGGTCACGCGGCCGTTCTGGATGGCGACCTTCTCCGACAGGCCGGAGACGCGCTCGGTGAGCACGTCGATGCCGCCCTGGATCTGTGCATGCGCGGTCGCGCTGTTGCGCTCGATGTCGCCAAGGCGAGTGAAGATCGCCTCGAGGCGGTCGTCGGCGGTCACCGCGTCTGCCCTGCGGTAAAGGTTTCGGGGGTCCGGCACGGCATTACGAGACCTGCCCCAGCCATGCGGCCGAGAATGTCGTTTGCTCGACGCCCGCGACCTGAATGGACAGCGCGCCGCCTGAGTTCTGATACGCGAGCACGGCGATCTTGTCGCCCGCCGTTAGGCTGACAATCGTTGAGCAGGTGCATACCGTCTGCGTGATGTTTGACGACGGCGAGACGAGGTTTCCGGTGACGCGAGTTCCGGCCGTGATAGTGGCCGCGTCAGTTGCGCCCGAAACCGTGGCACCCGTAAAGATGCCGACGCCACGCGCCCCGGTCGCGTTGGCGGTCCATGCAACGGTCGCGGTCAGTAGATAAGCCCCCGTGGTGCCGACCGTGAGCAGGTTCGACGATGGCGTAAAGCCCCAGTCGTCGTCGATGTCAATGTCTTTGGTGTCAAAGCGCACCGCGCCGGACACGTTCCCCGCGATACTCTGATCGGCAGCGCGGCGAACGCGCAAAATGGGAGGCTTGCGGTAGTTGTTTACGTTGGTCAGCACGTTGTTGAAGTTCGTCGCCGTGAGGACGTCGCCGGTCGACACGTTGGTGAACGTGTTGTAGGTCTTGGCCATGAGCCGCTCCTAGTAGGTCAGTCGGGGATAGATCTGCTCGACCCACGCGCCGGCTACGCGCTTGTAGTAGCGGCCGGTGTCGGACTCGAGGATGTAGTCGCCGTTGGTCGGCGACGAAGGGCGCGAGGCCGTTGTGCAGACCGTGTAGGTGACGGTGCCGTCGGGCGGCGCGAACGTGCCCTGAGTGGATGACCCGAACACGAACGGCGCGGGCCCGTAGTCGCTGAGGGTGAACGTGACGGTGAACAGGTTGCCGCCGTCTGCGATCTCGGTCTCAATGCCCTCAACGATGTAGTCGCCGGAGGTGCCGGCCACGGTGTCGTTGACGGTCACGCGGTCCTGCAGCTCGAGCGAGAGCATCTGCGTCACAGCGGCCGCGGGCCCGCCGTCCATCTCAACCGTCACTGGGGCGACGAACGAGGAGCGGATGTTCACGATGAACTGAGCCAGGTTGAGCGCCTGGGCGTCGGTGGCGATGTATTCCGACGTGACCTCGGAGCCATCGACGACGCCGTAGAGCCTTGTGCTGATCTGGTTCTGACCGACCTGTGGAGTGCCGTCCGCGAGCGTGTTGGGCGACGTGCCCGCCGCGCCGGTCTGGTACTGACGTTTGACCGCCTGGCGGTTTACCAGCTGGTCGAACTCAAAGCCCGGCTGGCTCGTCAGCGCATAAGTCGTGATCGTCGCGCTCGAGCTTGTGCGGCGGGAGCGGCTGTTGCGCTCCTCGTACGTCGCCTTGCCGTCCTTCGAGATGTAGAACACCCCGCGCTCGGCCTCGAGCAGGTCCTGGATGATCAAGAGGGCGCTCTTGCCGCCGTCGGCGTTTCCGACCGTGATGGTGTCGCCGGTGTCGAGCGAGCCGGTGCGCCTGGTGCCGTCTGCCTCGATGCCGCCCTGCCAGAAGTTCGCCCGGTCGTTGAAGTCGATGCCGTCGAGCAGCTGGCCGATGCGGCCCCCGGTCGTGCCTGCGACCCAGCTCATGCGAGCCTCAAGAAGCCCGAGCGCGACTTGCCGGCCACCGTTGACTGGCCGGCGTCAATCGCCGTGAAAGCATCCGGCGTGTACGAGTCGGAGCCCGTGCCGCCCTCTGTCGTGGCAAGCGCCGGGTCCAAGGGGTTGACGCGGCTGAGAACCAACATCAGGTCGGTGCACGACAGGCGGCAGATGCCCGTCGCGTAGTCAAAGCGCGCCGATCGGATGAATCCCCAGAACAGACCGTAGGTCGTCGCGCTCGCAGGGTCCGTTGCTTGGATGCGGATCGGCCGCATCGGGACGAAGCCCGGGGCGTTGTCGCTGTTGAGCTGCGAGCTGTTGTTGGCCGGGTTCCAGTAGGCCCGGTCAGACGGGCGCATCATCTCGAGCTCGGCCGTGCCGGCATTCATCTGGCTGAGGATGTCGTCGCGCCCGCGGCGGATGCGGATGCTCTGCACATCCTCGGTGACGTCGTCGTAGGTGCCGTTGAAGAACGCCGAGTAGGCGTTGCCGAACGCATCGGTGGTGCGCACCACGCCGACGGTGCCCGATGATGCGGTGCTTGCCACGTTGCCTGCGGTCTTGGCGTATGACACCGTCGTCGTGGTCGTAGCGCTCACGCGGTAGGTGCCATTGAAGGTGGCGTCGACGCCCGCCACGCCGATGGTGTCGCTCGTCGTGAAGGAGTGATCAGGCACCGTGAGGGTGGCGACGTTGCTCGTGAGCGCCTTGTTGGTGACCGTCAGCGGGCTGATGGTCTGAAACGAAGAGAAGTCGAACACGAGCAGCCCGGCCTGCGCGGAGTTCCAGCCGATCTTCACGCTGTAGGTAGGGACAGCCATCTAGACGGCGAGCCTCACGAGGCGGTCGAGCTCGGGCCGGAGCATGCGGGCGGCATCCTTGGCGTCGAGCACGCCGTTGAACGTGAGGTTGACCGACGGCCCGCCGATGCCGGTTGAGCGCAGCATGCGGCGTGCGCGGGTTCCCTCGAGCGGGATCACGGCCTCGCGGCCGGCCTCACCGATGAGTGCGTTGGTCGGGCCGGTGGTGATGCCGCCCTTCGCCAAGGCGATGCCGTACTTGCCCGCGTTGGCGCGCTTCCAGGCGTTCAGCTTGTTCGTGACCCACGGGCCCTTCTTGTTGTTCTTCTTCCACGCCTCGCTGTTGCCGTCCCACTGGCTCTCGAGCGACCGCTTCACGTTCTCAACGGCCTGATCGAATGCCTCACGCGGACGCTCGACCTCCACGCCTGATCCCACCACGGCGTCAGCGCCGCCGATCTTCGAGATCTCGGTGATCTGCCTCCTGATGCCGGCCAGAGCAAGGCTGAACTGCAGCGCGAAGGCGTCGCCGAGCGCGCCACCCTTCTCGCCGCCGATGAGTGCGTCGAGCTCGGTGCTGAACTGCGCGGCGCTGATCTGGCCGGCGGCGAAGCGCGCGGCGAGGTTGTTTACCGCCTCCTCGTTCCTCGTGCGATCGGCCTCGGCGATTGCCCGGAGGTCGTCGATCTGCTTCTGGCGGTTGAAGTCCGAGAGAGCGATACGGGCGTCTGCCGTTGCCTTGATGGCGTCCTGGTAATCCCGCTCCGCAGCGACCTGATCCTCTGCCGTTGCCTTCGCGGCCAGCTTGGCGGCTTCTTCTGCCTCTGCAGCGGTGACCGCGCCCTCGAGAGCCGTCTTTTGACGCGCCTGCTGGTCTGCGGCGAGCCCCGCCTCAAGCGTGGAGATGTTGCCGAACTGGCCTGCCGTGCTGGCCTGAGAGAACATCGAGGCGAAGGACCCGGCCAGCGAGACCACGTTGCTCTTGGCAGACGCCACCGCAGCCTTCATGGCGGCGTTCACGACCTTGATCAGTGCGGCCTTGGGCTTGGCCTGCTCGCGCTTGATCCCCTCGGCAATGCCCTGCGAGATCGGACCGCCGACCTGAGTGGCGAACTTCTCGGACGGCGACTTGATGCCGTTCTCCTGCTTGGCCTGCTGAATGCCCTGGCGGATCACGTCGCCGATCGCGCCGCCGACGTTCGGGCCGGCGTCGCGCACGCCTTGGGCGATGCCCTTCGAGATCGCCGACCCGACCGGCTTTGCCTTGCCGCCGGCGGTTCCCTTTGCGTCGGCTGACGCGCCGCCGAGCATGACACTCATGCCCTTGGCGACCTTGCCCTTGCCGTCAGTGATGCCCTGCGCGACGTCCTTCGGGATGCCAGCACCAAGTTGCGTGACCGATCGCGGAATCGCGTTAGGGTCACCAGCGAGACCGAATAGGCTCGAGAGCCCCTGCTTGATGAGCCCTGGCGCAGAGGCGATGCCTTCTGCGATCTTCTTGACGACCTTCTTACCAAGGTCCAGTGCGGCCTTGAGCAGGCCCGCGGCCGCGTTCAACAGCGCCTGCGGGAGGTTCTTCATGAGCGAAGCGATGCCGCTCACGGCCGACGAGGCGATTCCCTTGATCGCCTGCCAGGCACCGCCGAAGTCGCCACGCAGGATCGAGGCGACGAGCTTCACGACGTTGGCGATAGTCGTGAGCGTCGACTTGACCAGCCCTCCAAAGCCACGGACTAAGGGCCCGACCACGGACATGATCTGCGGGAAGTAGGTGCGGAAGATCCCGACGATCGACACGACGATCGAGGCGATGCCGGTGCCGATCTCGCGGAACGTCGGCAGCAGGTTGGCGCTGAACCAGTTCCATACCTGCATGGCGACGGCCTGAATGCGCGGGAAGTTCGCCTGGAAGAAGCTCACCGTGCCGTTGATGGCAGCCGTGAGGCCCGGCAGCACCGCAGCTGCAAGAGGGGCCACGGCAGTGACCACTCCCTGTGTGAGGTCCTCAAAGGCACGCTGGGCCTTAGCCACCTGGCCCGGCGTCGTCTCGCCGAAGGCGCGGGCCGATCCCCCGACCTGAGTCTCGAGCTCGCGCAGGATCATCTTCTGCGCGTCGGCCACGCGGCCGGTCTCGACCAGGCTCTTGATGGTCTCCTTCTGACTGGCGGTGAACTGCACGCCGGCACGACCAAGGGCGCTCACGCCCTTCACGGGGTCGTTCAGCGCCTTGCCGACCATCAGGGCCGAGCTGCCCATGTCCTTGCCGAGCGCGACCGAGAGGTCGAGCGTGGCGCGGGTGGCCCGGTCAAAGATCTTGTCGGGCCCGGCGTTGCTGATCTTGGTAAAGGTCAGCAGCAGGTTCTGCGAGCTCTGGATCGCGTCGTCCTGCAGGCCGGTCTGCTTCTGCAGCGCGCCGGCCATCGACTCGATGTGCTTCTGCGTGACGCCGGCAGCCCCGCCGGTCGACTTGAGCGCAGCTGCGGTCTGCGCCGAGACCTTCTGCGCCTCGGAGAACTCGTTGATGCCCGTCTTGAACGCGGACACGAGCCCCTGCCCGACAGCGACAGTGAGCCCGGCCGCGCCACCGGCGAGCAGCCCCATCCCGACCGCCCCGAGCTTCGACCCGCGCTTGCCAAAGCCGCTCGCGGCGGTGTCTGCCTGGCGAAAGGCACGGACCATCGACGACGCATCGCCGACAATGGCGACCTCGACCTTGCGCGTCGCCACTAGTGGTTAGTCCTGTTCATCTGCTTGATGTCCTTGCCGATGGCTTCGATCTCGGCGGGAGTGAGGTCCTGCATCTGCCAGGGGTAGATGCCGTAGATCCTCAGGAGTCCTGGGTTCCACCAGGCTCGGGGGTCGTCTGAGGTGCGCTTGCGTCGTCCTCTGCCGCCTCGCTGGCGGCCGGCGTAGGGTCCGCCTCGACCTCGACGCGGATCGCGCCGAACTCGAGGTTCTCGAGCGCCTCGATCGGGGCGGTGTCACCGGCGCGCTCAGCCGCGATCTGGGCGATCGCAATGATCACGTCGGTGTCGCCGGCCAGCAGCGCGTCCTCGATCTCGCCGGCACGGATGCCGGTGAGCGTCTTGATGCGGCCCATCTCGCGGTAGGTGAATGACTCCGGCATTGCGTACCGCTTCGGGCCTTCCGGCCACTCGATGACGATCTCGGTTGCCACGAGCGTCCTTTCTCTTAGAGGTCGTTCTTGCTGAGGAACGTGTCGAGCCATCGCTCCATGGCGCGCTCGACCTCGTTCTGCGACTTGACTAGCGCGGGCTCGAGGAACGGCCGCCCGCGGCGGATGCCGTACTCGTAGACGGCCGGGTACGGGTATCCGCTGGGGTACTTCGGGCTCTTGCGCTTGGCCTTCGCCTCAACGAACACGCCCTGTTGGCGGACGGTCGGGACGATGCGCCGGATGAGCTGCCCGGTCTTGTTCAGGCCCTTGACCGCAGCGATGAGCTGCGCCTGGTCGGAGACAATCTTTCCGACGCCCTTTAGCCCGTCGCGCACCTCACCCTTCGCGGTCTTGTTGACCTTGTTGAGGTCGCGCTGAAGCGCGGCGAGACCCTCAACACGCAGGGTCCCGCCGAAGCTCGCAGCGCGCAGAGCGCCACCACGTGCCATGACTACGAAGCCGTGTCCGAGGTCATGTAGTTGACGGTGATCGGAGCGTTTGTGCCGTCGTTCAGCACCTTGAACGGCAGCTCATGCGTCAGCACGTCGGGGCCACCCACCTGCGGGTTGGCCGGACCGTCGAAGCGCACCTTCGGGATGTCAATCTCGAGGTACGGGAACGTGGTGCTCTCGATCGCCGTGGCGGCGGTCCACTTGGCGTTCAGCGCCACCTGGGTGTTGTTGACGAACCGCTCGTAGGCGGTGAGGTTGAGGAACTCCACCGAGACCGTGCCGGTGATCTCCGTCATGCCGGCGAGGATCGGCTCGCTCATCGTCGCGCCGCCCAGGAAGTAGCGGTCGGACTTGAGGTTGTTGTTGATCTCGATCTCGAAGTCGGTCACCACACCGACCGTCGATCCGGCAACCGAGATGACGCCCTGCGTCCAGTAGAACTGCTCGTAGGTGGCCGCAGACCCCGTGGTGGGGTAGGTGGCCGTCGCCAGCGCCTGAGCGCGCGTCTCGTCCTGACCGACGAGGCCGAGCTCGCACTGCAGGATCTCGTCCACCGAGCTGGTGAACGAGAGGGTGTCGGCGCGGCAGCCCAAGAAGCTGAACGGCTGCACGGTCCCGGAGGAGTCCGGGCGGCCGACCTGCACCGTGAGCGACGTGCCGAAGATGTCGCCCAGCGTGTGTGCGTGCAGGCGCGCGTTGGTCGCACCCGACGGGGTGGTGATCGACGCAGAGCCCAGCGCGTGCTTGAGCACGAGCCCGAAGCCCTTGGTGGCGGGCTCGAGCGTGATCGAGCCCTCGACGCGCTTCTGGCCCGGCGCGTAGCGGTCGGTGCGGAGCACACGGTTGTTGGCGCGAAGCCCAGGGGACTCCACACGCTCGATCTGGTACTCGAGCGACTCCTCGTTGAACTCGAGGAAGCGGGTCGGGGTCGTATAGGTCCCGAACGTGCTGGACTCGGCAAGGCCCAGCTGGGCTGCCAGCCCTGAACGGATAGCCATCGGCTAATCCTCCTCGGCCTTGTGGGCCTTCTTGGTGGTCTGCTTCGGAGCCGGCTCATCTGCCGGCATCCACTCCCCGTTGACGAGGAGGCTCTTGGCGACCTCGTCGGGGAAGGCGGTGGGCTCGCCGTGCATCGCCGTCAGGACTCGCCCATCGGCGAGCGGGACATCGACGCCGTCGTGCGGCCCCTGGTAGGTGATCTTCACGGCGGTCTCCTAGATGCGCGCCTGCACGCGCACGCCGATCGTGAGGAGGGCAGAGCGGGTGGTATCGCTCGCGCCGACCTCGAGGTTGACTGACTCCACGGCCGCGACGCGCACGGTGTTGCTCATCGTCGGGGCAGTGCTCGTCTCGCGCAGCTGGTCCTCCAGCTGGGCGAGAAGCTCATACGCCCGCTCGACGGCGGGCTGGGTCTGCTGGCCCTCGCGGATGACGAGAATCAGCACCTGGACGGTGTAGACCTCCTCCTTGGCCAGCTGTCCGAGACCTGCGAAGGACTGCTGGCCCTCGAGGCCGAGGATGTTGACGCTCTCGCGCCCCGGGTCGGGAAGCGCGGGCCCGTAGTTGACACGGACGCCTGACAGCCCGGGACGAGCGCCGAGCGCGTCGTGCAAGGCGTTCATGAACGCCGGGGCGGTGCTGGTCGCCACTAGAAGGCCCCTGCGGTGCGTCGGAATGGGGCCAGAAGGCGACGCGATGCGGCGGGGATGGAATGAGTCGCCGGACCCTCGGGGGCGATCGCCTGAGGCTCGTCGATGCCGGCGATCGCCAGCTCGGTCAGATCGCGCCTGAGCGCAGACTGCACCGCGATCACGCAGGCGCGCTTGACGTCCTCAGGCACGGTGGCGAATCCGAACGCGCCGTTGACGTCGACCAGGGTGTAACCGTAGTCCTGCGCGGTCTGCGAGGTGTGCAGGCTGGTCAGGCGCGCGGAGAAGCGGATTGACTCGTAGGTGCCCTGCTGGGTGACCACCGGCATCAGCTGGAAGTCGGTGGTGGCCGTCAGCGCCGTGCCGCCGCTGGCCTCAGGGTTGATGGTGAGCGTGCTGACCGTGCGCAGGTCATACGGCGCGAGATCGAGCAGCAGGCTTCCCGCGGGCACCTGGAAGCGCCTTGTCGCGGTGGCCGCCGGCGCGAACTCGCGGTCGTACTCGCGGATGATCGCCCGGGAGAGGTCGCTGATGAGCGACTGGATGAGGTTGTCGCGCGTCGTGTCAGACGCGGGGAGCTCAAGCGCCTCGCGCACGTTGGCGAGAGTGCACAGGTCCCAGGCGGCAGCGGCCATCGGCTACCTCGTCTCGGACTTCTTCGTCTTGGTGGCGCGCGGACGGCTCTCGGCACGCTTGGCGGGCGCTGCGGACTCGTGGCCCGCCTTGCGCAGCTCGGCGTTGATGTCCTTCACGCGCTCGTCCTGCCCCCAGCGCTCGCAGTAGCGGCGCTCCTCGAGCAGCGACTTGATGTAGTCAGCCTTCTGTTGGTCGGTCACGTTGTTCTCCTGGTCTCAGGAACGCGACGGGCCCGCCGCCTCGGATGAGGTGACGGGCCCGTTCACGGTCAGATCAGTCCGACTACAGGGTCTCGTTCAGACCCGTGCCGGTGATCTTGCAGATGGCCTCCGGGTACCGGCCACTCATGAACCCGGAGTAGCCGTAGTAGCTCAGGCGCACCGTAAGCGTGCCCGAGCCGACCGACTCGTGCACCTTGAAGCGGGGCTGACCCTCCATGACCCGCAGGGCCGGGGCGTTGATCACGAGGATCGCGTCCTCGTCGGTGCCCGAGCCGAGGGTGGTCGGGACGTTGGCGTCCGCCACCACCGGCAGGCCCGCGATCGAGCCGACCAGACCCTCGTTCTGCTCGCCGGCAGCCATCATCAGGCCACCCTGCTGGAAGATCGGGTTGGACGTGCTCTGGCCGGCAGCCAGGAAGGCAGCGCGGCGCGGGTGCATCACGATGTGCGTCGGGGCCTCGAAGTAGTTCGAGGTCACGGTGCTGATCGCCTTGTAGATCGGCGAGAGGAAGTCGCCCGAGGTCGGCGTCGTGCTGGTGAAGGTCACCGAGCCGATCGAGGAGACGTTCAGCAGGCCGGTGTGCTCCGAGGAGGCCGACTGACCGTTGATCAGCTGGCGGTCGAACTCCGTCGTGTACGCACGCGCCAGGTCGTCAGCGATGACGACGTCGGCACCCGGAAACGACCTCTCGAAGAACTGGATCGAGACGTCGCTCTGGCCGGCGATGGTGCGCACCGAGGTGCTGAGCTGCGACGAGACGAAGTCCGTCTCGCTGACCGAGCCGTTCTCGGTCTGCACAGCGACCGAGGTGCCGGTGGTCACGCGGGGCACCGAGATGGTCATTCCAGCATCTGGGAGGGGTGCCTTCGGGAGCTGCGCGAGGAGGGGTCCTCCTGCCCGAGCCTTTGGCGCTGCGAATTCGGACAGGTAGACCGGGGGCACGTAGCCGGCACCGCCCGAGGCGGCCGTCACGTCACGCATCTCCACCGAGTGACGGTGCAGGCGCTCACGCGCCTCGACGTCGCCCGAGTGAGCGCGCATCACGTCACGGAAGAACGACTGCTGCCCGTCGGGGCGGTAGATCGACTCCTCCTTGCGAACCTCGACGCGCACGTCGTCCTCCTCGACCAGGAGCGGCTGCGAGGCACGAGCCTCGGTCACCTTCTCCATGCGGTCCACGATCTTCTTGCGGCGCTCGATCTCGACCTCAGCGGCGGCGCAACGCGCCTCCAGCTCGTCCAGATCAGTGCCCTCAGCCGGCTCGGACAGCGCAGCGGTGGCCTCGTCGAGCTCCTCGACGGCGGCAACGAGCGCGGAGCGAGCCTCAATGAGCTTGTCGCTCATGTTGGTCACCTCGTGTTCAGTCTGTGATG